GAACAGTATAGAGCGGGGCGTGGCTCGTGATAAGCGTCTAAAGCAACGCCGGCTCTGGGACTGGCTCCGTGTTGATAATCCTACCAAGTATGTTGAACTGATGAAGAAGCGTGATGATTTCTTTGTATTCCTAGAGTGCGTTAATCACGCCGAGGTAGCCCAGATGTTCTACGACCTTCGCTCTGATAGTTTCGTCTATCACAATACCCAAGGCTGGTATGAAATCAATAAGTTCAATGTATGGGAACCGCACGGGCAGAAAATCCCTCCTAATATGGTGAATATGATATGGGAGAGCCTCAAGCACTTGGCAATGGAGCATCTTCCCTATATCAATCCGTTCTCCAAAGACCCAGTGGAGCGTAAGAAGGCTGATAACCTACTGAACTTCAGAAAGGTAATCGGCAACAATATGTTCTGTAAGGGGGTTATCGGTTTCTTGCCAACTTTCTACTACTATGAGGACTTGCCTATTATGATGGACGAGAGCCGACACCTCTTTGCCTTCACAGATAAGGTCTTTGATTTGAACGCATTGGAGTTCCGTGATATCAAGGCGGATGATTGGGTCTGTTTAACAACTGGCTACAAGGCACCAGACGCCGTTGATAAGAAGGCTATCAAAAAGGTAAAGGAGACGGTTGCCACGATGTTCCACGATGATGCGATGACAGAATATGTCCTATCAGAGTTGATGATACACTTACACGGCGACGGGCAGAGGCAGTATCAGAGGTTCAACATCTGGACTGGGTCTGGTGGCAATGGCAAGGGCGTGCTGGCTGATACCATCAAGGCATCATTTGGAAAATATTATATCACTCTGCCTATCACCATTCTAACACAACCGAGCGACAAGAAGGACGCCCCGTGTCCCAAGTTGGCAGAGGCGAAGGGTTGTCGTATCGCAATGGCACAAGAGCCAGAGAGTGCGTGTAACCTTCAAGGCGGGCTGATAAAAGACCTAACTGGCGATGGCGAAATCGTTGCCCGTGCCTTGTATTCAAATCCTATCACATACAGACCGCAGTTCGGTTTATTCCTACAATGTAACAACATACCCAACATTAAACTTGACGGTGGCGTGGAGCGTAGGTTTTGTATCACGCCGTTCCCCTATCAGTTCGTGCCTAACCCTACAAGGAAGACCGAGCGGAAGGGCGACCCATTCATCAAGGAGTATATGGTTTCTAATGAGGCTCGTGATGCCTTCATAATGCTCTTGATAAATAAATACAAGAAATGGGTCGGTGATAAGCGACCTAACCCACTCTTTGCCGGCTCCTATGTGCCGACCAACACCCACATTGCCGAGGCTACCAGTGGCTACATCCAGTCCAACAATGCCCTAGACGACTGGCTCAAGAACAAATGGACTATCACGAACTCTAACGCAGACCTCATTTCTGCCAGAGAATGTTATATCGCCTACAAAGAGGACAAGTCCAACGACCCGAGTATGCGGGAACTATCAGAAGTCGTGTTCGCCCAGTTGATGACCTACAATAAAATCGGCGTGGAGAAACACAGTAGCCCGTTCAGTAGGACAGACGACGATGGTGCCGTGACCCAATACAAATGTGGAAAATATTATACGGGTATCAAGAGGTTGCCAGAGGGTGGTGCCGGTTTTATCACGGATGAATAAGATGGGTAAGATGGGTTATCCACAAAGTCTTCTAGAGTTATAAGTTTCAATATGAGTTTTACGAAAAACCCATCTTGACCCAACTTCTACTAGTCGCCTATCACTTCTTCGGGCAACACCCATAATATTCCTCCCTCTGTATCAGCCCTTCGCTCGGAGGTGCCGAACACAGACCTCGTTTTTCGTCCCAATACCTTTCCAGTAGGTATTTTGATGGCGGGGTCGGAAGTTCTAGTAGGGGATTTGGAGGGCTAGGGGGTTGCCTAGGGCTTGTCCCCGTTTTTGCCGTGGTTTTGAGAACCCGCTTCCACACGCCTTTGTCTATCACAACACGATAGGTGTCCGTCGCAAGGGTTTTTATCATTAACCGTATGTATAATCGGGTAATAGAAAAAAAACTACAAAATGTTTAGCAAAAGGCTTTTCTAGTAGTCTAATAGGCACAGCGGTCGCTGTAATAATCTCCATCCGAGATTTATTTCTCCCGAGAGGTTATAAAATGCCTTCCGTTGTGCTTCGTGTTCCGCTCCGCTTCACGATGAACGATGTTAATGAGATGTTGGCTGAAGTGAATGGTCTTGCCCCACTGCGGATAACCGAGTGGAAGGAGATGGTTCGTGGTTTTGTGTTCCAAGACATCGTTGATGATATTTTGGATGATATCAACACGGGTAACTGGAACGGCGACCTAGCCTCCTACCGTGCCGAGATAGAGACGGCAATAACAGACTATAGGGTAGAGAAACGCAATAGGCTAGAAGCCGAGCGTATCCAACGCCGTGATATCAGACGGCTCATACGACGGGCTGAAAGGGAGGCACACGAGCAAGCCTTTCTAGAGTATCAGATAGAGGTTCTATCAACATCTGATGGCGACAGTATAGATGATTAGAAACAGATAATAGAATATATTTTTATATATTTTTTTATATGTTTAGCACTTTTAGCAAAAAGATGGGTTAAGATGGGTTATCCGCAAAGTCTTCGCACACGAGGAGGTCTCTAGTGAAAGTTTGCGGGAAACCCATCTTACCCATCTTGTGCCACCCCGATAATATATTATTTAGCATTATTAGCAAAGATGATACGGGGTAGTGCCACTGAAGCAAGGGGATATCCACTCTCCGATGGCGATATTAGGAAACTATTAGGCAATGATATTAAAATCCTAACCTATGCTGATTTAAAGGGGCTGGATGACTGGAGACAGTTGTTTGATGCTAAAGGGCGTTGTATAATGCTTTATCTTACTACAAGTGCCACAACGGGACATTGGACTTGTATGCTAAACAAGAAAGACCATATAGAGTTCTTTGACCCGTATGGGAACCCGCCCGATGATATCAAAGACTATACAAGTCCGGAAGTAAGACGAGAACTTGGTATAGACCAGCAACTCCTTTTGCCTTTGCTAAAATCGTCTGGCAAACCTATAACTTATAACAAGTTTCCGTTTCAGAAAACACGCAATGATGTATCAACTTGTGGTCGCCACGCAGTCGTGAGGTGTTTCTACGCACCCAAGACACTAGACCAATACAAGACTGTTATGGATAAGAGTAAGTTAGCCCCGGACGATTTTGTGTTGGGAGTTACATATAATAAAATCGGTAAATAAAATGTCCTAATATGATATAGAGAATGCCTTACTTTAGCAGTGTAGAACGCAGTGGTAATGTTGATGAACCCGACACTGTATATTACAATGCCGACATCATTAACAACAACACTAGCGACTTTGCCACTGGACTTCCGGCTGGCAATGACCCGCAGATACGCTTTCAAGAAACTCGTGATACTGCCATTATCAAGGATGCCTCAAAATATGAGTTTAGCATAGTCCGTTTCACGATGGACGGAGCGGGGCTAGACCTCCCCCTATTCATCCCTCAAGTGGTATTAGGACAGACTGACCCAACCCTCACGACCTATAGCGTTGCCGTATCACTGACGCAGACCTACCGATTTTCGGATGGAACCTCCAACACATTCGTGGAGAACGCTTTTGCTACACCAGTTCTGTTTTCGCCCGAAACAACTAGCACAGTTCTAGCACCAGTGCCTCAAGCACCATTGGTGAGCCAAGACCTAACAAGTCGCTACTACTGGGTCTATACCTACCAGCACTGGGTAGATTTGGTTAATGCTACGATTTACAACATTAATAACCAATATTCTCCCACTACGGCGTGGTATAAACTCTGGTATCTGTTCCAGCAAGATTGGCTAGCCTATCTTACTACCCGTGGTCTGACTGTAGCCACCGACCCTTTCCCCTATAGCACTCCCAACGCTATGGCTACAAGTCTATTTGCTCCTCCTCAACTCAAGTATGACCCTCTTACGGGGCTTTTCTCTTGGCTAGGAGATGAAAGGGCATTTGGCACTCGTGTATCAACCTTTTTACCCGCCAGCGGAGCCGGTGCCACAACAGCCCCGGTAGCGTCCCTCTGGCTGAATGCTAACCTAGCGGGACTACTGGCAAACTTCAAGATGCTTATCGCTAATGTCGGACTTACTGTCACAACTCTGTCTGGCTATTATGCCTCGGTTCAGTTTCCCAATAAGTTTTATTCTAACATCGTTGATTACACGACTACTCCGCTATCTACTGTTACCCCGACACAACTCCAAGCAAAGTATTGGACGGCTACGCAAGACTATCCCTCTACGGGTAACCTCTGGTCACCTATCTCATCTATAGTATTCACCTCTACACTTCTGCCTCTGAAGAATGAGAATACGGCACAGCCAGTAATCTATGGACAAGGTAATCTAGGACTATCAGCCCCGACGGCACAGTCTGCTTTCCAGCCTATCATCACGGATATCTCCCTAGACACAAGTGCCGGCTCTGGTTCAGCCTTGTATCGCCAGTTTATCTACTATGTTCCGCAAGCGGAGTATCGTATGTCTGCCTTTGAGAAGTCACGCCAAGAAATCCGCACGATTGATATTCAAGTCTATTGGAAGAACCGCCTCAATAACCAGTTATACCCGGTTCAAATGTTTAATCTATCCTCTGTATCCCTCAAGATACTTTTCAGAAAGCGTCCGGTAGATTTATTGTCAAGTTATTAGCAACGGTGCTAAAAAATATATAATGGATTGAAAAATATTCTCAACCTATTATATACAATGTCCTCCGATATCGTCAAGGAAGCGGTTTTTGATGGTCGCATCATCCAGTCACGCCCCAAGTATGCCGTTGAGAAGGGTGCCTTGTCCGTTACTAACGCCCCGTTCTCGGCTATCTCCGCCACAGCCTCCCAGCACACATACAACATCTATGTGCCGTCAGAGAATGTGTTCGTTGATAGGGCTATTGAGTGGTCATCCACTTGCTTTCTGTCGCTGACTGCTACCCCGGCTAATACGACACCGGGTCAAGTTATCGCCACTCTGGGTCGTGATATCGCCCTCTGTGCCTTCCCGCTAAACTCCCTCTGTGCCACGCTTACTACGACAATCAACGATACTACATCCGTTATCAACTCGGCGGATGTCCAGCGTGAGGTTCTTCGTCTTGCGGACTACAAGCAGAACCGTCTTCGTCGCACTTGTCCCACTATGTTGGATAAATATGCCCGCTATGCTGATGCGGTAGGCACGAATAACAACCCGAACGGTGGCTTTGACACGCAGAACACGGTTGATACCACGCCTAACGGTGCGTGGGGTGATATCTACTTCACAGACCAGAACGGTGCGGTTCTTCAGCCGTCGCAGTCACCCGCCTACACATACAATGGTTATGCGGTTAATACGGATGGATACGGTCGTCCCATCGTGACGGCTTCCAACGGTTCCAACTCATCCTACCCGCTTTTCGTTAAGTGGCGTTCAACGGAGAAACTGGTTCTATCACCTTTTGTCTTCGCTGATACTCGTGAGATGGATACGGGACTTTTCGGCATCAATAACATCCAGTTGATTATGAACCTTCGGGCACCCACTCGTGCCTTGCGTAACCCCGGTATTGTGAATGGTGCTGGTTGCGTCATTAGCAATGTGGCGTTTGCCTCCACACCGTTCGCTGATAGTTTCGTGAATACGCAGTTCCTCACGCCGTCGCTTGAGGTAGCACTGCCTCCCAAGTCTGTCGTGCCGTATATGGAGTTCCCTCGTTACATCACGCAGAACACCAATAGCACGGTCGGTGCTAATAGCAC